AGGTGATATTACAGCAGTAGTGGCAGGAACAGGAATGAGTGGTGGAGGCACAAGCGGTTCTGTTACTTTAAATTGTTCTATTACAAATAATAATCAACTTACTAATGGAGCTGGCTATACCACATTTGCAGAACCAGGAATATTTAGTGGTGGTGGTACACCAACTTTAGCATCTGGTGTAACTGGGGCAGAAATAAGATCTTTAATAGGTGCAGGAACAGGAACAGGTTCGGTAACTTCAGTAGCTACAGGTGCTGGTTTAACTGGAGGAACTATTACTGGAAGCGGAACTGTAGCAATAGATTATGCAGGAAGTGACAATTTAGTATTAGCAGCCACTGAAGCTACTATAGGAAATACTTCTTCCATAATATATAACCAAAGTAATAATGCGTATAGAGCTTTATTAAGTGATATAGGTTTATCTAAATTTAGTAATGATTCAGGATTTACAACAAATACAGGAACTGTTACTTCAGTAACTGTAAGTGCTGGTTCTGGACTTGGTGGTGGTGGAACAGTAACTACTTCAGGAACAATTACATTAACTGCGGATGTTACCGCTTCTTCATCAACCACATTTACTAATAAATCGGGTAACATTTCTCAATGGACTAATGATAGTGGATATACTACTAATGTAGGAGATATTACTGCAGTAAATGCAGGAACAGGAATGAGTGGTGGAGGTTCAAGTGGAAGTGTAACATTAAATTGTACTGTAGTTGGTGATACTGGGGTCCCTGCCATATTAAGTAATGGTAGTACACCTTCATTAAACTCAGGTATTACAGGAGCTGAAGTAAGAAGTTTAATCGGAGCTGGAACCAGTTCAAGTTCAGGTGTTACAAGCGTAGGCGCAACTGCACCAGTAACCTCTACAGGAGGAACAACCCCAACGATTGGTGTTGATACTGCAGCGGTAAGTGGTGCTTCATCAAAATTAGCAACAGGCGCACAAATACAAACTGCTATTAATTCGGCTATTGCAAATGTACCTTCAGGATTAGCCTTTGAAGGAAATTGGAATGCCAGTACCGACAATCCGGACTTATCTGGACTCTCTCCTGATAATGGTCAATTTTGGATAGTATCAGTAGCTGGTTCTACAAACTTAGATGGTATTACAGATTGGAAAGTTGGTGACTGGGCTATCTATGTAGATAATGGAGCAGGTACAGATGCATGGCAAAAAGTGGATAATACTTCAATATTATCGGGTAGTGGATCATCTGCACAAGTAGCGGTATGGTCAGGCTCTGCAAGTTTAGTTGGAGATGCTGGACTTACTTATAATACAGCAAGTAATAATTTAGTAGTCTCAGGTGGTATTACTTGGTCGGGTGGTGGATCAACAGAGTCTAATTCTGCATATGACAATATGATAACTGGATTTTCCGATTCAGGCTCATCAACAGTTACTTTAACATTAACTCAACAAGATGGAGGTACACTAACAACTTCATTTGCTGTACCACAAGGAGATATAACAGCAGTTACTGCTGGCACTGGTATGAGTGGAGGAGGAACTTCAGGATCAGTTACCTTAACCAATACAGATTTAGGTTCTTCACAAAACATATACAAAAACTTTAGTGCCGACAATGGTGGTACTGCAACAGCAAACAGTAACAACGATACTTTAACAATAACAGGAGGTACAAATATTAATACTGCTCGTTCAGGTGATACTTTTACTATCAATAACGAAATTACTAACAACAACCAATTAACTAATGGTGCAGGTTATACTACTAATGTAGGGGATATAACTGGAGTTACTGCGGGTACAGGAATGAGTGGTGGAGGAACAAGTGGAACAGTAACATTAAATTGTTCTATTACAAATAACAACCAGCTAACTAATGGAGCTGGATATGTAACAAGTTCAGGAGTAACTTCGATAGGAACAGGAACTGGATTAGATGGTGGAGTTATTACTGGAAGTGGTACAATTACTTTAGATTTATCTGAATTAACTGCAACCACAACAATGGTAGCCTCAGATGAGTTTATAGTATTGGATGCGGATGCAGAAAGAAAAATTGAAGCTTCTGATATAGGACTTAGTATATTTAATAATGATGCTGGCTTTACAAGTAGCACTGGAGATATAACTAATGTATCTACAACTTCTCCAATTAGTGGAGGAGGCTCAAGTGGATCAGTAACAATATCACACGCTAACTCTGGAGTTACTGCTAATACATATACCAATGCAACTGTTACAGTAAATGCATCTGGACACATTACTTCTGCATCAAGTGGTACTGATAATCAAGGTGTAACATCGGTTGCAACAGGAACAGGATTAACTGGAGGAACTATTACTGGAAGTGGTACTATATCTTTAGATTTAGAAGGTTTATCAGTCACTTCAAACTCAGGTAATGCAGATTGGTTTCCAATTATAAATACTTCAGGAAATCAATATAGAATAGCACCTGGAGATATTGATTTGTCCACATTTAATAATGACAGTGGATGGACAACAAACAATGGAGATATTACAGCAGTAGTTGCTGGAACAAACTTGACTGGTGGTGGTACAAGTGGATCAGTTACAATAAATATGGGACTTGGTGGTGTTGGTGCAGGTACTTATGGTAGTACATCAAATTCTACTAAAATAGATAATATAACTGTAGATGCCTATGGAAGAGTAACTAATATAACAACTGGAGGAACTGGTAGTGGTGATGGAGATATTACAGCAGTAGTTGCAGGAACTGGATTAAGTGGTGGTGCATCTTCAGGTAGTGCTACAGTAAATTTAGATGTAGGTTCATCGGGAGACTGGTGGGATAAAGCAATGTATGTAGCATCTGATGGTGTTATGGAGGCAGGTAAATATATGGACTGGCATGATGCAGATGGCGATACTTCAGACTTTGATGTTAGAATGACTTGTGTTGGTTCTCAAATGCAATTTAGTGGTGATATATTAGCATCAAGTACAATTAATTCAAATGCAGATTTAAGAGCTCCAATCTTTTATGACTCAGCTAATACCAGTTATTATTTTGATGGAAGCAATACTGGAGATTCAATTAGAGTTGCTGGAGACATTGTAGCTTACTATTCAGATGAAAGACTAAAAGATATACAAGGTAACATACCAGATGCTTTAAATAAAGTAAAACAACTTAATGGTTTCTATTATACAGCTAATGAAAAAGCTCAAGAGTATGGTTACGAAGCAGACAAAAAAGTTGGATTATCTGCACAAGAAGTAGAGTCGGTATTACCCGAAATTATAAAAGAAGCACCGATCGGTGATGGTTATAAAACTGTTGATTATGCTAAGGTTGTGCCTTTACTTGTTGAAGCGATAAAAGACTTATCGAAAGAATTAGATGAAGTAAAGAAACAACTTAAACATAACTAACAATGGCAGTACCTTCAAGTGGAACATTAGAAATGTTAGGAATAGCTCAAGAGTGTATGTATGCTACATATGGCTCAGGGACTATAACAGGTGGTATACATATAGACTGTCTTGTTAATGGTGGACAGTGTGCACCTGGAACAATGACATACCCAACTATAAACACCGCTTCTCCATCACATCCCAATACCACTGTTCCTTACGAGTTTTCTGAATTTTATGGATATGATAAAGATGCTACATCATCTATTCAACGATTTAGAACCAGTGGAACTTATCCTAAAAAAGTATTTGGTTGTTTTCAAACTTGTTCTACTTCAATGTATACCTCTGGTGCAGTTGCAGTAGGAGTTAATGTATACACCAACTCAGCCCTAACCACTCCCATAGGTAATGGTAACTGGGGAGGGGCTGGAACATCTTCTGGAGCATCATCTACTTATGTTTTTACTATTGTATTTGGAACTGGGTATTTATCTGCCATATTATTATGTAGTGGTCCATCTGATGAAAGATTAAAAAAGAATATAAAAAAAATAGGTGTTTCACGAAAAGGTGTAAACATCTATGAATTTGAATATAAATACCCCGAAATAGATTTTGGTGGTAAATTTCAAGGTGTTCTTGGACATGAAGTTCCTTGGGCGGCTACTGAAGCTGAAAATGGATATTTGTATGTAGATTATTCAAAAGTAGATGTAATTTGTAAATCAATATGAAAATAGAAGTATTAAAACTACAGCAATACGAAGGAGAAAACTTTAGTGTTACTAAAAGTCAAGGAAAAGCTACAATGCATTTTGGAGATAATTATATTGAGAATGAAGATTATTATGCTGATTATATGTTAGGGCAGTGTGAATGCCCAGGCATTTCACAACTGTTTGATGGAGTAGAAACTAATAGTATACTTATCTGTGGTTTAGGAATGGGATTAGTTCCATTATTAGCTAACACTTTGTATAAAAAAGTAGATGTTATTGACAATGACCAAGAGTTAATAAATTATGCAATTAACCGAGAAATAATACCAGTTGGTGTAGGGTTGTTTTATGCAGATGCATACACTTACACTCCTTCACAAAAATATGATGTTATTTTAGTTGATTTATGGTGGGATGCTGATGATATAAGTGATGAGGAAAAAAACACGTTGTTATCTAACTATGAAAACTATTTAAATGAAGGTGGAAAAATTATATTGCCTGTTACACTTAACTCATTGTAAATTAATTTTTACTATCTTTGTCCAATAAATGTTTAACAATTTAAATTAAATACAATGGCAAAAAATTTGACAGAAGAAGAATTAAAAAGTATTCAAGATATAAATCAAAGATTTATGAATACTAAGGTAGCAATTGCAGACGCAGTTGTAAGTCAAAAACAAATGATAGAAGCTTTAGACACTATACAAGAAGAGTTTAGAGATTTAGAAAAAGGACTCACTAAAAAGTATGGAGAGAATGCGACTATCGATTTAAGAACTGGAGAGGTAAAAGACCCTGAACCAGTTGTAGAGAAAGAAGAAAAGAAAAAGTAAATGGCGAGAATAAGTAACACATCTGCATATCCAAATGTTGTAGCTCCAACTATTACTGACTATTTAGTGTTAACTGATCAATCAGATAACTTAGTAACTAAAAGTTGTACATTAGGAGATTTACAAGATTTATATGGGGTAGATACTTTGGTTGCTCATGTTCAAGTTAATTCTGCTGAACAATTACTATTATCAACAACACCTAAAGAGTTAATTGCAGCTCCAGGAGCTAACAAAGTTATTGATGTAATGGATGTGGCTATCTATGTAGATGCTGGTTCAAGTGCATATAACTATGGAAATAACTTAGTTGTAAAGAATGGTAATGCTTATGATTTGTTTTCTATCACTGCTCAGACCGCAAACTTTGCTACAGATATTGTAAAAAAGTTTCAAATTGCTACAGGGGTATTACCACAAAACACAGCAGTCACTTTGAACACAGCCGCAAACCCAACCCAAGGTAATGGTGTGCTATACTTAAACTTATATTACCGAGTTCTCAATATTGGAACTTCATTTTAATTAAATGGACATACGAAAAATATCTATAGGAGCAGACTATAAGTCTGGTGCAATGCATTATATAGTCGGACAAGAAGTCTTGGGTGGCAAGTATGTAATCCATTTAATACAACAAGAAACAGAAGCATATAAAATTTGGATCATAAAAGGCGAAGAAGTTTTGCTTTGGAAAGAGTTCAAATATACTATGCCTGTATCGTTGGAATACAATATACACTTTTAATGAAGTCCCCCTTTTCTTTTTTAGTATCTCCTATTAATAATAGAAGATATAACAATATTAAAAAAATTGGAGATGTTGATTTTATAACAAGTGCATCTGAAGAAGACCATAAATCATCTAATAGGTTTGCTACAGTAAAAGCAACCCCCATAAATTATAAAGGAGAAATAGAAGTTGGTGACACTTTAGTTGTTCATCACAATGTATTTAAATTTTATAATGATATGTATGGAAGAAGACAAAGTGGAAGGAGTTTTTTAAGAGATGATTTGTTTATTGTTGACAACGATCAGTTTTTTCTATATAAAAAAGATGGTGTATGGAAAGGACATGATAAATATTGTTTTATAAAGCCATCTCAAAAAAAAGAAAGCTTTATAGAAAAAGGTGGCAGTATCGAACCTTTAGTTGGTGTAATTAAATATATTAACAAAGAACTTGAAGACTTAGGTTTACAAGTGGGTGATGAAATAGCCTACCAACCTGATAGTGAATATGAATTTATAATTGATGATGAAGTATTGTACAGAATGTTTACTTCACATATAACTGTAAAACTATAATGGAAACAAGAGATATTAAGTTAGAAATTATAAAAGCAGGTGAAAGAGCTGTAAGACAACTAATTAAAGTTGCAAAAGAAGAAATAATCAAACCAGATCCCGAGGATGAGTTAGCCGCAGATAGATTAAAAAATGCCGCAGCTACAAAAAAATTAGCCATCTTTGATGCTTTTGAAATACTCAAAAGAATAGAAGATGAAAAATTATTATTAGAAGGTAATGAAGTTACAAAAACAAAAACGCCTCAAGGATTTGCAGAATCACGGTCAAGATAGTTTATATACTATCATAAAAGACGTTGTTCCAAAAAATGTTATGTCTCGAAAAAATAAAGCTCGAGCATGGCAGCCTGGGTATAATGAAAAATATGATATAGTAGTTATATCTACTGATGGCACTATTGGTGATGTATATGATATCAACAATGTAAAGATAGCTTTGCCTTCTACTCCAAAACTTACTTCTAAGTTAGAAAAAACTAAACAGTATTGGAAACCACAAGAATATCCTAAAGAACTTAAAAGAGTACAAACTATATTTCAATGGCATGAAGCACCACCTCAGTTTAAAAATAAATGGGTGGATTATATTGAAACAGAGTTTAATAGAAGAGAACAAGGATATTGGTTTTTAAATAATGGCATCCCTACATATATAACTGGCACACACTATATGTATTTACAATGGACTAAAATCGATGTAGGACATCCTGATTTTAGAGAAGCTAATAGAATATTTTATATATACTGGGAAGCTTCTAAATTAGATAAAAGAAGTTTTGGAATGTGTTATTTAAAAATAAGAAGATCAGGGTTTTCTTTTATGAGTTCTTGTGAAGGTGTCAATACTGCAACTATTTCTAAAGATTCACGAATAGGTATTTTATCTAAAACTGGTTCAGATGCTAAAAAAATGTTTACTGACAAGGTTGTTCCTATCTCTAATAATTATCCTTTCTTTTTTAAACCTATTCAAGATGGTATGGACAAACCTAAAACCGAATTAGCTTATAGAGTTCCAGCTTCTAAGATTACTAAGAAAAATATGTTTGATCAAGGTGAAGAAGAATTAGAGGGTTTAGATACCACTATTGACTGGAAGAATACGTCTGACAACAGTTATGATGGAGAAAAGCTACAATTATTATTACATGATGAGAGTGGTAAATGGGAAAGACCTGAAAATATTTTAAATAACTGGAGGGTAACTAAAACTTGTTTAAGATTAGGAAGTAAAATTATTGGTAAATGTATGATGGGTTCTACCTCTAATGCATTAGATAAAGGAGGGGGAAATTTTAAGGCATTATTTTATGATTCTGATCCATCAAAAAGAAATCAAAATGGACAAACAAAATCAGGGCTATATAATTTATTTATTCCAATGGAA